ATCGTGTAATATTATTAGATGATGTTAATGGTGTTGGTGTTGAAATGAAATACCCATCATTAGAATTGATTAGTGGATTAGATTTCGAAGCTATTAATCAAGTTGATGGTGTAATGGAACTTATTTTAAAATGTATTGATGGTATATTTGATAATGATAACGTCTATGATTTGTCTAACGAATCAGAAGAAGAAATCAAATCATTTATAGAAAGTCTAAACAACGAACAGTTTAGAAAGATTCAACAGTTTTTTATGGAAGTACCAGCAGTATATTATAAGAATACGTTTGATTGTAACAAATGTAATGCGAACAATGAGTTTGAACTCAGAGGCTTAAATAGTTTTTTTACATAAGCCTCTCGCATTCTAGTTTGGCCAATATGTTCCAAACTAATTTTGCATTAATGCAACATCATAAGTACAGTTTAACAGAAATTGAGGGAATGATGCCGTGGGAGAGGGAGATATATTTATCTTTACTACAAGAGCACATCCGCGATGAGAACGAAAAAATAACAACTATGAATAATAGGAGAAGGAGATAATAATGGCTGAAAATACAGATAACAGCAGAAATGAAGTCGAAATTGATTTAGATAAGTACATGGCGATGATCGAGAAGCTTGATGAACAAGAAGACGCGATCAAAGAAATGAAAGAAGAGGCACGGCTTGCAAGAGAGCAGCTTGGACCTCGTAAAAGAAAATTTATGGATTTATTCCTAGATGATAATGACTTAAACGAAAAGTCAATCATAGGATTTGTATCCTTTTTTCTCATGGTAGTGTTTGGTATGACTGATTTAGTCACAGCACTTGTATGGGATATGGACTTAAAAGTTTCAGAAACAATATATACGTCGTTTGTTGTAGTAACACTTGGCGCATTCGGTATCAGCGAAGCTGGTAAGGCATTCGGAAAATAAAAAAAATAAGGATCGATCATGGCAGACGATAAGAAACCAAAAAAACCTCTGACAACAGCAAAAGGAATTAACGAGCTCGTTGAACAAATGGAGGCTAATAATAAGTCTACCAAGAATATTGAGAAAGATCAGAGAAATACGCGTAGACATTTATTAGAAATGAAAAAGATGCAGACAGTCATAGCTGACTTTCAAGCACGTACGGTATATGGTTTCGAGAACTTCCAAGATATGATCGATTCAAACTCTCTTCAAGGTCAAGAAGACGCAAGAGAGAAATCGTCGATTTTTCAAGAAATAAGAGATGAACTTAGGAATCTTCCAAAAGACACTGCACAAGCAAGCTCTGAAGAATCTCGTAAGGGAAGAGGCGGAGGATTAGGTAAAATTGGTGGAATATTAGCGGGTGCAGGTATAGCAGCTGCTGGAATAGGAATAGGAATTGCAGCTGTTTTCTATACAGCTCCTAAGCTTATTGAAGCATTCGAAGATATGGATGTTAAAAAGATAGCACAAAATGTTGAAACTCTTGTTGGTATTAATCAATCAGTTAAAGAAAAGGGTGGTAATCTACTTAAAGATGGTGGATCACTTGCTCTTGCAATGACAGGAATTGGTGTTGGTCTACTTGCTTTAGGTATAGGATCAGGCGTTAACGCTGGAGTAGATAAATTCTTAGATGATGGCTGGGCTGAAAAAGTAAGAGATAATGTATCAACATTACTTAGTATTAATAGCTTAGCTGGTGGATCTTTAGATTTCATAGGAAAGGGCGGAGGTTTTGCTCTTGCAATGACTGGTCTAGGTCTTGGTCTTGCAGCTTTTGGTCTAGGTAAAATAGCCGATGGCACCGGTGATGCCATTAATAAATTTGCATCTGGTGATAACTTTGCTGAAAGAATCAAGAACGAAGTTGAGACTTTACTCTCAATTGATATGTCAAAAGCTGATGGTAAGAAACTACAGTTTATAGCTACTATGTCCTCTCTTGGACTTGGTCTTGCAGCTTTTGCTATAGGTAAAGCGGGATCAGGCGTAGCAGATGCTGTTACTACCTTCCAAAGTGAGAATTTTGCAAAAGATATAAAATCAGAAGTTGAAACACTCTTAGAAATACCAAACCTACCAGGTGTTGGTGTCGACACATTAGCATTCCTAGGAGTCATGGGTGGTATATCAGCTGGTCTTGGCGCTTTCGCAGTAACAAAAGGAGCAGCAGGAATTGCTGAATTCTTAAATCTTGGTGGTAACTTTGCTGAAGGTATTAGAGATGAAGTTGATACTATATTAAGTATTGGAGATAACGCTGATGCTGAACGAACAAAAAGAGCTTCAGCTTCTCTGATAGAAATTTCCAAAGGAATTGGTATTTTTGCTGGTGCTCAAGGACTTGGCGCATTAAGTGGAATAAGTTCTTCTATTTTAAGTTTCTTTAGTGGCAGTTCAAGTCCAATAGAACAAGCATTAAGACTTGGCGATAACGCAGCAGACGTACAAGCAGGCGCTGATGCATTCACAGATTTTGCAGATGCTCTAGGTAAATTCTCTAATGTTAATTTAGACTTTGATGCTGAAGCTCTTGCAGAAGATCTTTATACTGCTTCTAAAACTCTTGAACTCGCTCTTGTAGGTGGTACTGAAGGGTTTATATTTAAACAAAAATTTGTAGGTCTTAATAATCTTACCGGTGATATGGATAAAGCTGTATCAAGCATTAATAGGTTAAAGGATAGTCTTTCATTAGAAGTCCAAGGAGGTCCGTCAATGCAAGTACCTAATAAGATAGAAGGACTTATGGTTAATACTCTTTCAGTAGAAAACGCTATCTTAAAAATGCCTAATCAAAATTCTGCTGGCTCAAATACAAACGTTGTAAGAGGTGGAGATCAAATAAGAGGTGGTGATAACTATGTCTTTAACACTTCATCAGCTACTGATTCTATTACAGAAGGCCTTGCTAACAGATAAAAAAAAGGACTCTTAAAAGAGCCCTTGAAAAAACTGTGGTGGAGTTTTTTAATTCAAATTAAGAATCCTTAGCGAGTTTCGCAAAATAACTTAACGTATCATCTTCTTCAGCTGATTGTCCAACTGTTGTATCAAAAGGATTATCATCCGCTGACACTGTTGGAGCTGCAACACTTGGTTGAGCTTGGAAAGGATCTGCTACTGGTGCGTGACCTGCAGTTACTCCTAATACCTTATTAAGTTTCATTGAGAGCTCATCATAAGTCTTATAATTCTCTGGAAGTAAAAAGTCTCCTAAAGAATAGAGTTTGTCATAGATTTCAGTAAGTCTTGCTTCATCGCCATCAAATAATGAGGCTGGTGAAGAGAATTCTGATTTGTCATAGTTGACCCACCCTTCTACTTTTCTGATTTTAATCTTGAAGTCTGCACCTTCCCAGAAATCGTAAGGATTTACTGGATTTTCATCAGCGAACTGAGGTTGCATAACATCCATGATTTTATCAAAGATTTTTTTACCAAACTTATAAAGTTTGACTTTTCCTTCATTCTGAGGATTATCAGGATCAGAAACAATCAATACGTTTGATACGTAATGTAGTCTTCTTTTCCTTTCTCTTGCAAGAGCTTTATCTTCATCTCGACCTGAGTTCCAAAGTAAACCATTTGATTCGCTTAGTGGATCTGGTTGTCCAATGGAGGTTAAAGAGTTTTCGATATACCATAAGCCAGTTGGGCCTTTAAACCCGTGATCCCAATACCTTACCCAAGGAAGATCTTCACCTTCTTTAGCTGGTAGGAATCTGACTACGGCATAACCGTTTCCTGCTTTATCTCGTGTCGGTTTCCAAAACCTATCGTCATCGTAAGAATTAGATTCTGTTTTGGCTGTTGATACGGCTTCCGCTGCTTTTACGAGTTTGTCGATTGACGAGCCTCGCATGCTCTTTAGATTTTCTAGTGACATATATTTTCTCCTGTATTTACACTGTATTTTACTGAATTATCCACTTTATACATAATGTTATAGTATATTATACCACACTTCTATGGTTTTGTAAAGGTTTCTTTTAACAAATTTAAGCATTTGTTTCGATCAAACTTTACGAATGGTCTGTATTTCATAATCTTTCTATAGATTTCCGGCCAAATAATTGTGTCCGTTATCTTTTTATTTTCACGTTCTACAAAACCAAGTATCGAATCCAAGATGACTACCGTTTCTAAGAGTATCTCTTCTTGCATCCAAAGTTTTATAATCAATGGATGACTATTATCTTCTGCTTCGAAAAGAGAATCAAATGGTATATCCATATCATTAAGTTTATTTATATCAGTTTGAAACTGATAAGTTAAAGATTCCATAACCTTTTTATGGTCTCTATAATATCTTTCGCCGCCTTCATTAAGCATATCACCGACATACTTAACGTCGTTTTTAAAGTTAGCAACATAGAATTCTTTTAATTCGTTTTCGTATGTATTCGCTAGCTTGGCAAAGAAATATTTATCCTTCCTATTAAAGAATGAGGTAGGTTTTACTGAAGTCTTAAAATGATATTTAATCGCATCGTATCCATCTGTTTCGAAATGGAGCTTAAGCGCATTATATAATTTATAAGATTCAAAAGGATCATTCATATAGGTAGTTTATTAGTTCTTTTAACTTTAATAAGATTTAAGCTTGCTGCTTCTTCTTCAATCTTTTGTTTCAAAGAATCTGTTAAAAGCTTTTTCATATTCTTATAGTCCATTG